GACCCGACCGGGATTGAGCACCGTCAGGAGCCCAATCTGGTCACCCGCAGCGGCGATCTTGGTAAAGGCTTGGCGCAACTGGCGCCCGACCGATTCACCGCGCCACTCCATTCTAACGTAAAAGAACTCGTCGCATAACAACGATTTGTCGGCATACGACAGGGGCATCTCACGCATGCCGATGGCGCCGGCGATCTTCCCCCCGCGCGTTGCCACCAGCACCCGCCCCTCGTTGACCATGCCACTCAGCCAGTCGAGCGTCTTCTGCTCGTTGAGCGGCGCCAGACCGTTCTCCGCATGGAACGGCAGCAGCAACTCCTCAAACAGGAACCCGATGTCCTCTGCCTCGGCCAAGCGGATCATTGCGCCCCTTTTGGCGGCTGCTCTGTCTGGGACATCCACGCCACGGCAAGCATCTCCACCGCCAGCCACAGACGGGTGACCATCTCGCCGACGCTCAGCTCACCTTGCTTCCAGTCAATCATCGTCGGCATGCCTGGAAGCCCCTGCATGGCTTTCATGGCGGCGATGAACTTCTTCGGGTCGCGCGGGTCTACCCCCTTGTCCAACAACTCGGCAAAGCGATGCACTGCCGGATGATGCCCACTCGGCGAGTAGCTGTCCCACATATCCAGATCGACGCCACCCCCGGCAAGGAAGTCATGCTGCAGGGGGGCGCATGTGAGAAGGACATTATCGTCGTAGACAGCGGTGGCGTTGATGGTGCCGGCACCCTTGTCGGCGCCGGTTGGTGCTCCCACCACGAGGCCAGCCTTTATGTAGCCTCGCTCAATCGGAGGATTTCCGGTATTACCCGTTGATCCAAATGACAAACGACAGGTGTTTGCCCCAACGTCATTGATGCATGAGATATATACGCTGCGAAGATGCTCTAAACCACCAACTGAACTAAGGTCGATGCGGGCTTCATTGACGTTGCCGGTAACAACTGAATTGTTGTTAAATGCCCAAGCCACCACGCCGTTGGCAACACTCTGCCGCCAGACGCTACCAGTGGCAATGCTATTAAGCGCAGCGGTGCCGGTCCAGATATTATAGCTGGAGAGAATACCGTCCAACTTGGCTTTATCGGCGCCAATCATAAAGCCCGCGGCACCCGATGCCACAACGTTAGCATGCGCCGCGCCCCCTGCTCCGACATGCGAGAGCGGCGCTGCATCGGTTATCCCGTAGCCCAGCAACGTAGTGGGCTTGCCGGTAACATCAGTGGCCCATGCGTGCGTGTGCGCGCTTGGTGCGAAGGTGGTGGGGATGCCGGTAAAATTTCCCCAAGCCAGGTAGTATGCGCCGGACTGCCCATCCAATAGATCGGCGTCGAGATTGGACCCGGCGCCATCAACCGTGATCAGCTTGGCGAGTACTTGCGCTGCGGTGTCAGGAGAACCGTTGACGCCTGCCGGCCCAGTTGGGCCAGTTGGGCCAGTCGGCCCGGTTGGGCCAGGGGGTCCGGCCGGAATCGCTTCAATCCGCGTATAGACAGCATCGAACTCCGGATCGCGCACGGCCGACGCCAACTCGATCTCACGCACGGAATGCAGCAGCCAGCGATGCCGCTGCTCAAAGCTGGTCGCGTCCTGCGGCTTGCCGAGAAAAACCTTCCTCACCGCCGCGACCCCGCTCCCTGCACCTCCAGGATATGCGTGCCGTCGCGGAAATCTCCGTCGAGGATACCGGTCTGACTGAGCCGATAGGCGAAATAGCGCCCCGCCACCCTGAGATCGGACATCTCGGTGTTCGGCGTCAGTTGCGCTACTTCATTGTCAATCGCCGTGGATTGCGGTCGGTCACGCGCCTGCACATCGAGGTCAATGCTGCCAACCTGCTTCTCAAAATCAGGGGCAAAACCGAAGATGTCGACCGACACCTTGGCCTCTGGAATGCGCCACAAACCGACCTGATAATGCCAGTCCATAGGCTGGCCGTCAGCGTTGGCGTCATGCACCAGGTCGTGCTCATAGACCCAGCCGTCAGTCGCCGCGAGGATGGGGAAGCGTCCCTTCTGGCTTTGCTGGGTACCGCCACAGCGCGGCAAGGTGCCGTGAAACCACTCAAAGTCTGCCAGACTGACCGCCACATAGAGGTTAGGCTCGATAGAATTGGTGCCGGGGAAGGTCCACCAGATCTCGCGGTAGATAGGGTTATACCAGCAGGTCGCCTTGACCCGGTTCGCCGAGTCGATGTTGTCGAGCACCCACGCCAAGATGTTTTCCTGGTTGGGAATAGGCTGGATCTGCCCGGCATACATATGAAACGAGGCGCAGCCGAACCAATAGGCGGCGCCGCCTTCGTGCGCAAAGGCGCCGGGCCCGACAAGGCCGCAATTAGTGCCGATCAACTCAGTCGCATAGACCGAATTATCGCCGGTATATTGCGCTGAATAGACGGAGGTGTCGGAGAAGATCAGCGACACACCGCTAAGTCGGCAGCCGGCAATCAGATGCGAGCCAGTGGCCAAGGTCCGCACGTTGGCGGTGTTCTCGGCGGTCGGCACCAAATCGAGGGTGTCGCGGTCCGGCCAGCGTATCTTCATTCCATCGCAGAGGACGAAGATGAACCGCTCTGGCGTGACGAAGGCGTAGATCACATCGGTGGGCGAGCCGGGCATTGCGACCGGCCGGCTCTGCGTCTCGTCGTCCCACATATAGACGAGGCCGCCCTGGTAGGCGAACAGCCCAAAAGTGCCGTAATTGTCCAGCGACCAATAGCGCGGCGGAACAGAGTTGCCGGTTTGAACGCGCGGCGTGCCATAGGCTTCGCCAACATCGTCTATGCCGTAGGGGCCAACACCGTAACCCTTGCCCTCGGAGGTGTTCGCGGGGCCGGTCGGGATGTAGTAGGTGACGTAGTTGGCGCCGGTGACAGTAGCGGTGGAGGTTGCCACCTCATTGTCCGTCACGGTGAAGTGGTCGGCATCGATGACCGACGCCACGACATATTCTGCCGCCACCGTAATGCCGCCGATAACCGTGCTGGGGCCGATGAAAACACGGTCCCCTACCCTGGCGCCGTGTGCCGGATCGGTAACGGTGACGGTCGAGGAGCCGGCAGTAGTGGAGAGCGCGTTGGCGGGGTCCACCGCCTGCTGGTATGCAACTGGAGTGATGTCGGTCACCACATTGCCGCTATCGATGGAATAGAGATGCGACTCGGTGCCGGCGATCTTTATCTCGCGGCGGTTGGCCTGCGCATAGGCATAGAGACTGCGCGGAATGCCAATGAGCTGCGTTTTGTTTATCTTGGCCCAGCCGCCGATCTTCTGCGGCTTGTTGTTGTAGAAGCGCACCTTGTCCGTATCGATAAAGCGGCCGACCGCAGTCGCTTCGCTGATCGTCTTGACCACTCCGGGCGGGATGGTGATTTCCGGCATGGCGCCTACTCGGGGATCAGGCCGTATTGCTTCAACACCGCGACGATGCGCGCATCGAACTCCTCTCGCAGGGCCGTAATGCGCAGATCCAGCACGTAGTCGAGGCTCTCCGGGTTGATGGCCTTGGTGGTGTTGGTGCCGGTGTAAGCCTCCTGGTCGGTCGCAAAAACCACGGCGCCCTTCACGGTCTGCGAGGCGACCCGATTGTCGAGCACGTAGTCGAGGTTACGCGCCGTAAGAGCCTTGGTTGGATCGTTGCCAGTCAGGGCATCTGAATCAAGCGCCAGCAGCACCGGACCTCTCTCAGTCTGCGAGGCGACCCGATTGGCGAACGCATAGTCGAGGCCGAAAGGCGTAACAGCCCTGGTGTTGTCAGTGCCAGCCAGCGTTTCAGAGCCAAGTGCCAACTCGACCACCCCCGACACGCCTGTCGTGGCAACTCGAGCGTCAATTGCATATTTGAGCGTTACCGGAGTGATAGCCTTAGTCTGATTAGTGCCGGCAATGGCCTCCGCACCGTCAGCAAGGAGCACGCCGGCTCTTACGGAGGTGGTTGCCAGGCGCTGGTCAAACACCCAATCGAGGTTCACTGGTGTAATCGCCCTCGATCCATCAGTGCCTATCCAAGCCTCCTCATTCGTCGCCAGTTCGACAATACCGGCAACTGTCGTCTGGGCATACGGGACAAGGCTGGCGCCCAGCGTCTTGAGGTTCTTCGGCGTGACGGCCACCGTCCCCAGCAGGCCGGCCTGGGCTTCTTGGTTGGTCGCCATGCGCGACACGCCAATCACGGTTTCCGTGGCGTCGGGCGGCGGCGACACCACGCCAGTGGCGGGATTGAGCAGTATCCAGCCGGAGAAGCCGGAGCGGCGGATGTAGACAAAGTCGCCGGGGTAATCGAGCGGAAAATCCCCGACATCCAGTTGCTTCAGAGGATTGCCGTCCAGCACCTTGCGCACTGAGCGCGGACCGTTGCCGTCACCAACGTCCAGCGTCATAATACCGGTATTGGCGGCGCCGGAGCGGATCAGCAGCCGGAATCCCAACGTGCTGTCGATGTCAGAATAGGCGCTATGCGACAGCGTTACTTCGTGCGCATTCGGGGAGCCGAAGGTGGTGCTTACCAGCGCCCCGGTCAGATCCTGGTAAACCCGGTCGATAATGTCCCAGTCGGTATTGAGCTTGCTGCCCCACGTATCGTCGGAGCCGCCGACATCCGGCTTGGTCATGCGCAGGCGGGAAGTCAGAACGTCAGCCATCAGCTTACCCTCACCGCCTGCTCCTGAGCGCGTAGCTTCAGGTCGTCGTTGACCTTCAGTTGTCCGATAAAGCCCAGCGCCTTGGTCAGGTGCTCGTTCTCTGCGGCACTGTCTTTTGGTGACTGGTAAGCGCGGTAGAGTAGAGCTTCCTTGAAGATCAGGCGATACTCGGTGGTGTAGAGGTTGGTCTGGTGATCGACCGACAGCGGCTCCGGCCGCTTGTAGTAATTCACCAGCATCTGATAATCGGCGTCCGCCCTGGTGTCGAACATCATGTGGCCGCCGCCGGCGCCGGTGAGAGCGAACAACCGCGGCGCCCCTTCGTCGATTGTCCCGTCCTCATGTGACAGGCGGATGTGCTCGAAATCATCAAGCGCGCGGTAGCGCAGATAGTAATTGCCCAGCAGAAACACCGTGATCGGATCAAGGAAGCCCGGAAAATAGGTGGGGAAATCAAGCTGGGTAACACCGGTCAGGAGTGTAATGCGCACCCGCTCCTGCATTAAGAGGGTGCGCAAGTTCATGGCCATCCAGTCTTCGGCTTCGGCGATGACCTCCTCGGGATCGACCTTGGAGTAGTTAATCCAGTTCCGAATTGACCCGCTTACAGTCTTGCCGGCCGTCAGGGTGTTCCAGTCCATGAGGGCCACGAGAACACCTCACGAGCGGTTCGTGTTGATCATTCTGTGCAGCTCTTCCTTGATGTCTTTGGGCGAGCGCGCCTCGAACGAGAAGCGTTCCTTCATCCAGGCTTGCATCAGCGGGAATGGATAGTCGGCGCGGCCGTTCAGGTAGTGCCGGGCATTGACGGTATCGATGTTGATCTCATGCTCCGGCTCGACGTTGTCGAAGTCGATGTCGTCGGCGTCGTCGTCGCTGAGAAACCGCTGGATCTCGTCATTGGCGAAGTAGGCCACGCGCTTTTCGCCATCCTCCGTCACGATCTGCTGGAACAGCGTGCCGGGCGGGACATTGGGATCCACCCCCATGATGTCGGAATACTTGCGGTTCTTGTTCAGCCGGCGCCGCATCTTACCCTCGGCGGCGATGGGCACGACCCGGCTGCGACGGGTGCCGGAAGCCGCTATGCGCCGAGACATCTGCCGCTGCAGGTCATCGAGCTGCCGGCGCAGGACCTCGACCTGAGTGGCCGCATCGTCCACCGGGTCTGCCAATACGCTCTCTTCCTCCTCCGGCTCCCCGCCGTCATCCTCGTCCAGCTCGGGCGGACGCGGGATCTCGGCCTGGCCGGCGGCGCGGCTGGGGCGCAGGCGCGGCGGTTCGGCGATGAGCTTGCGGGCCTGGTCGCGCCAATAGAAATTGGTGATGCGGCCCTTCAGGCCAGTCTCATCCTCCAGATGCTCGCAGTCGGAGATGTTCAGGTTTGCGAGTTGCCGGTAGCTGACGACACCGGCAGCGTTGAGCTTCTTGGCGGTGTCTTCGCCAATGCCCCTGATCTTGGTGAGATCGTCGCCTTCCAGGCTTGCGCCGGGAATGGCGGTGGGCGCGACCGCTGCCGCGCCGTTATCCAGTCCCTCCATGTTGACTTATAACTCAACCTTTCTCGCCGGGGCGGGCCACCTTGTTGCCGCGGATCGAGTGGCTGAGATCGCTCTCGCCGCCCTTCAGATCGGTCCCAAGGATCGCAGTCCGGTCACTGATCTGTGGCAGCTTGTCTTCGCGCTCCGGACCGGTTTCGGTGCGGATCTTCCCGCCGCGCGCAACGGACTCGTCGTATCGGGTCTTGGACATTGGGGCTCCTAAGTGTCGTAGTCGAGGTAAGGTTCGTCGTCGTAGACATCGCGGGCGGTGCGCATCAGCCGCGCCCGACGCTTGCTCATGTGCGCGTCGTCGTAGATCTCCTCGATGAAGTTGGTGCGCTTCTCCCAGTCATCGGCCCTGTCCATCGAGACGATGTTGCCGGGAGAGGCGCCGCGCGGGCGCCGCGCAACAGTGGTGAAGCCTTCCTGCACCACGTTGCCGGCGTTGACGTATTGCACCGTGCCTTCACGGCGATGCTTGTAGTCCGCCATCTCAGGGATCCAACTGGAAGGTGACGGTGACGTAACCGGCGCCGGCGGGCGCGCCGCCAACCGGCGGCACGTAGGTGATCAGGAGCTGCTCGCCGGCTTTGAAGTCGGCATGCGGCAGCACGGCATTGGCCGGTGGCGTATTGAGGTAGCGGGCGCTCTTGCCCTGCCCGGCAGCGGTAACACCGGTGCTCAGCGTGGCGAACTTGTTGAGTGCGCCCAGCACGCCGACGTCGATGCGGCCGGGGGTGGTGCCGGCCCAGGTGGTCGTGGTCGACATCTGGATGTCGAAGACGTGGCCGCTTTTGCTGGCCTGCCACGGATAGGTCAGCGTGGTAAGCACAACAGGGAAGCTGACCGAAACAAGTGCCTTGGAGTCATAAGACATGGGGGTGTCCCTTCATGGTCTGGATGGCGGGGGCGCTGGTTAGGAGGCGCTGCCCCACTCAAAGATGCGGGCGTTGGCAGGGACCGTGTGTGTCAGGCCGTAGCCAACCATCGCGTACCAGGCCATGCCGTGAGCGCGGCCGTAGTCGCCCGGAATACGGGCGCGGACCTGCTCTTCACAGACGACGCACTCGAGCACCGTGTCGTCGCCGAACATGAAGGCCCACGAGGACTTGGCGTTGTCCCAGGGGTCCGACACGCCGGTGAACGGATTGAAGATGGTGCTGTCTTCGGCGCCGCCCTTGGCGATGTTCGTCTGCTCGACAAAGCGGAAGCCGCTGTAGCGTCCGATCTCGCCGGCGAAGACACGCGCAATGCCGCTCTCGGTGTAGGCATTGAGCGTCTCAAGATCGTTGCGCAGCGGCCGGAAGGTCGTCGGGTGCGAGGTGCAGATGTAGGAGTCGGTGCGCAGGTCGGGCGGGATATTCCGCTCTCTCATCATGTCGTCGAAGAGGTTGATGTGCTCCTTCGACAGCTCGATGTTGTTGACGATGGCAGTGACGCCATCGGTATCGATCACGAAGGATGAGACGGAGGTGCCGCCGGTGGGCACGGCGACGAGCGGCGTGGACTTGAACTTCTTCCACACCTCGGCGTCGAACCATTTGCGGGCGTTGTTCGCGAGGCTCTTCTTCACCACGCTGACCAGATCGTGCTTGGCCAGGATCTCCAGCTTCTGGGTGAACGGGATCGCGATGGCGACCTCTTTGATCGTCAGGCTGGACTGCGTGACCTGGAAGTCAGTCTCGGGGACAACTTCCATTTCCGACAGCTCTTCCGGCGCCGGCTGACTGGTGTCTCCGTAGATATTCCAGAAGAACTTATCGCCCTTGTGGTAGGGCTTGTCGGCCTCGCGCGGCTCCACGAACTGCCGCATTTTCGCTAGTGGCTGGAGAGTAAAGCGGAGAATATCCGACAACTCGTCCATGTCGGCGGAGCCCATATAGCCCTCACCGAGATCACCACCCCATGCCATTCCTGCCATTGCAAATCCCCTCGTTCGGCTGGAGGCCGGCGAGGGGATAGGGCAGGGGTGTCAAGCGATCCGGTCGAACCCGGTAGCTGCCCGGCGCTGGGCCACGGCATATGATCGCTTCTGTTCAGGGCTCAAACGAACGGCCTGACCCTGACCGCCTTGCCGATACCCCGTCTGTGCGGGCCTCGGTTCATACAGGTTCCGCTTTTCTTCGCGGACGCGGCTTTGACGGGTCTGGTCGGAGTACGCGGGCTGCGGCGGCGCGTATTGCTGCTGCGGACGGATGAGGCCCAATTCGTATTTGGTGGTGTCCGCGGCGTGATCCATGATCTGCAGCGGATTGGCCATGGGGCTTCCGTCGTAGCGGCGCACCCCCTGAAGGGCATAGATCGCTCCCCATTTCAGCGCGGTGAGCGGATCCTGTATGGCCGGCATCAGTTCCTGATCGGTGAGCATCTTGCCGTCAGCGCGACGGAGAGTGCGCATTTCATTGATCAGGCCGCGATGCATGCGGTCTTCTGCTTCGATGATCAGACCGCGGTGGCCAGCCAGTTCAGAGTGGCGTTCCGAGAAGTACCGTCGAAATGCTTCTTCGGCCTGACGGGCTTGGAAACGTTCCTCAACCCGGTCAGCCACATCATCGGCAGAGGTCTGCGGCGCCTCGCGCCGGATCTCTTCCATGATGTTGGACTTCAGCGTCTCTAGTGCGGCGACTCCGTCGTCAGCATCGCCGGTCTGGATATTCTCTGCCAGTTGGCGGAGATCAGCGGTCCCCTTGGTGCGGGGCGGCTGCAGAGCGGCACGGTCATCCCGAACACCAGCTTGGTACGCCGAGTCGGTAGGACGGGGGGCATTATCGCGGCTTTGCTTGATCTCTGCAAGAGTGCGTTGAATCTCAGCCAGCTTGTCCTGGCTGTGCATGCCGATCTGGGCCTGGCGGATGACCTCCGCCTCGGTCAGGTAGACGTCCTCGTGATTGTAGCGCAGCCGGTATCTGCGCTCAGCGTCCGCCTGCTGGTGCGGCGTCTGCTGTTGCGGCGCCGGCGGCGGCGCCTCCTCAGTGACCAGCGGCTGCTCCGGCAGCGTCTGGCTCTGCTCCTCATAGGCGCGGATGCGATCTTCGCGGTCGGCGTTACGCTTGGCCTTCAGCCGCTCGTTCAGCGCCTCGCGCTCTTCGGCTGGCGTCCGCGCATGCTCCTGGCGGTCGCCGCGGCTTACCGCATCGGGCTGCTCGCTGGCGCCGCCAATGAATTGCTCCTCCGGCGGCGGCGTATCCTGGCCGTGCGTATCGACCGGACCGCGGGTGTCGCCCTGTTGCTCAATAGGCAGGAATTGCTCAGACACGGTTAGTCCTCCACCTTGCCGTCAAGGAAGTCGTCCAGGTCGTGGATCTCCGCCTTGGCGCCACGACCGACAGCCACCTTGGTCTTCAACCACTGCATCAGGTGCGCGTAAGGCTGCACGGCGAGCTGCGCCGCTATGCGCTCCCTTTCGTCCATGCCCGGCTTGCTGATCAGGTCAGCCATCGCCTGGATGGCCTGATCCCGCATGTCGCGCAGGTAGTGCAGAATGAGGCCGGGCGTTTCCCCGGCGATCTCGTGCTGCAGGCCATTCGCCAGATTGATGGCATCGAGAATGGATCTGCGTTCCTGCGCATCGCGCAGTGAGGCGTTGAAGCGCGCCTTCTCTATTGCGACATCGTCGTTCGGATCGATGCCCTCGTAAGGATTCTCGCCAGCGTAGCTCACTGATCGTCCTCGTCCGGCTCTTCAGGCGGCACCTCGCCTTCCGGCGATGGTTCCATGCCCATGCCGCTGCGCACCCGGCGCCGGAGTTCCTGACCGCGCTGCAGTTCCTGCAGCATGATCTGCATGGTCTGCTGGGTGTGGCTCTGTCCTTCCACCATCTGCTGCAGCATCTGCTGGCCCTGCTGCTGACCGTCGACGAGCGTCTGGATCGACTGTCCCAACTGGCCCATCATCTGCTGCAGTTGCGTCATGGTGTCGGTCATCGCCTGCTCGACCGGCAGCGGCTCGCGCGCCTGCTGTGGCTGCATGATCTCGGCCGCCTGTGCCGTCGCCTCGTCGATGAGCTGCTTGTTCTGCCCGGCCGCCTTCAGCGAGAAGTCCTTCTGTCCGCTCTCCTGGCTGTGGTCGAACTGGTCACGCGCCAGTTGATGGTCGGCTTCCGCGGTCTGCTGCGTATGATCGAACTGGTCACGCGCCAGTTGATGGTCACGCTCGCCGCTGGCTTGGGCAGCTTCGTGCTGATCGCGCTTGAAGTTGTGCTCGCGGTCGGTGACCTCCTTGTCGCGCTCGAATTGCCGGTCCTCGACCTGTGTCTGCCGCTGCTGCTGCTGCTGATCCATCTCGAGGCGGGCCTGCTTCTCCTGCCCATCAGCCTCCATCTGCTGGGTTTCCAGTTGCAGACGCTGGCCCTCGATCTGTGCCTTGGTGGCTTCCGCATCGGCGCGCTTCGCCTCTGCCTCCGCCTTCTTGGCCTCGGCCTCGGCCATCATCTGCTGCGGGTCGGGCTGCTGCGCCTGCTGCTGCGCCACCTCTTCCGGCGAGGTGAAGACGAAGAACCGCTCTGCCTTGTAGCCGGCGCTGGCGAAGATCTCGTTGTAGACATCCTCCGCCTTGACCTGCACCTGGCCGGGAACGAACTCGGCTACCGTGGCGGCCATCTGCAGGGCGCTGCCGAACTTCTGCAGCTTCATCATCGGATCGGTGGCGCCGATGCCGCAGTTCACGCGCGTGGTGACCTGCGCCTGCAGTAGCTCGTCGACAGACTTGTCCACCCCGAAACGCTGGAAGACGTTGGCCTTCTGGCCGACGATGGCGAGGATGTGCTCGTCCGTCTCGTAGCCCTGCTCCAGCATGATGAGCTGCCGCAGCACACGTTCCACGTACGTCTCGGTGAAGACGCGCAGATCGTATTCCTGGGTGGAATTGGCCGCGTTGCTGATGAGGTTCAGCCCGCCTACCGTCTCGCCCGCGGCGCGATTGTTATTGACGGAGGACGTTGAGAACGAACCGGCGGATTCGTCGATCTCGATGGTCAGCCGGTCGTGCATGTTGAAGCTGATCGGGTCCGGGCCAGGGACCTTCTCAAAGCGCAGATCGTCCATGTTGCCGACGCCGATATTAGCGTCCGGCCCGCGCTCTTTCAGTGCCCTTAAATCAATATCGGTGCCGCGCTTGTAGACACCGATTGGCGCAATGCCCTGCTTTAATGTGTCGAGCGCCAGGTTGCGGATGTCGTTAATTTCGTTCTGCAGCGGCTGGATGCTCTCCACCATCGACATCGGAATGGGCGAGAACGCCTCGATCTCGCCCAGGCCCATGACGTAGGGCCGCTCGCCCTGGTGCTTTGGGTAGTGCTCGTCGGTTGGGCCCGGCGCCGACAGCAGTGTGTCGTGGCTGAGCGAATAGAAATGGAAGTCGGTGCCGTCGACCTTGATGAAGTTCTCATGCACCCAGACGATGTCGAGTTCGCTGATCGACGGCTGATTGACGGTCGACTGCGGGTCGGTGCCGCGGCCGCGCGAGGAGCGCACGGAGGTGGCGGTATATTCCTCGGTGGCCTTCTTCAGCCGCTCCTCGGGCACGTCCAGCCACGGACCGCCGCCCATCGTCTGCCGGCCCTTCTGCTGCATCAGCCGGATCTGGCTGATACGCATGGGCATCTGCATGATGAAGAACTCGCCCTCCTGCACCACGTCCTCGGCCGGCGCCGACAGGTCGATGATGGCCTGCTCCGGCGGGAAGGGGCGCACGCGCGGGCGGTCGCGCAGGACCTTCGGCACCATCGGCTGGCCGTCCATGCCGACGACGATCTCCGGCATTGGGGGAGGTTCCTGCGCCTCTTCCGGAGATTGCTGCTGCAGCTCTTGGGCTTCCTGCGGCTCCTGCGCCTCCGGCATAGGGGGCATGGGTCCACCCGGCCCGAACGCTTCGGTTGGTACCGGAGGCGACCCAGGAGGTGATGGTCCTGTCGAACCGGGTGGGCCCATGCCTCCCATATCCCCGCCCGGCATGGGCGGCATGCTGGCGGGCATTCCACCGCCCATGTCGGGCATCGTCCCGTCCATTGGACCGGACGGGACTGCACCCCCCATTTGATCGGGCGGCGGAAAACCAGGCGGCATGCCGGGAGGTGACATGCCGCCTGCCGGGGCGCCTGCGTCTGGGGAAGGCGCCGCCATCTCCTGCGGCGGGGGCTCCGGAGGCATCAGATCCTCCGGCCCTGCCGGGACTAATATCTCTTCGTATTCCCAGTATTGTTTGCTGAAGCAGACGCCGGTAATGCGCGAGGTCTGGAGCTGCATCATGCAGATCGGGAACCACGAAATACCGGCTTTGAAATTCGTCCTGTCGAGCCGGTAATTCAGCAGCTCCTGATTGATCAGCGCGCTCGCCTGCTGGTTTGGATCAGCGTCGTTTTCGGCGGTGACGGCGATGACATCACTGGCGCCGAACAGCGCGGAGGCGCCGGCCACCACGTTCTTTTTGACCGCCTGCCGGGTCTTCGGAACGTAATTCTTGGCGCGCGTGCGGTAGGTGTTGGTGCGGTACTTGGATGTCTCGAGATGCTGGTTGTTGTAGGCGCGGTAGCCGCGCGACCACTCACCGCGGCGCGTGCCGAGTGCGTTGCTGCTGACGCCGCTGCAGATGGCGGTGGACAGCCGCAGCAGGCGCCGCTCCAGTTCGGTGTCACGTGACCGGCCGATGCGGTCCGGCATTTCGCCGTCGCGGCCGCGGGTGGATTTCCCGATGTCGCGGTCGGGCGGCAGTTCGTTGCGTTGTGGTTCGCCAAGGCCGGCCATTATCTGGCGCCCATGTAGTCAGGCATCACCAGCTTTGACTGGCCGGTGGCGAGGTTCACCTCGCGTTTGAAGATGCCGAGTTTCTCGTTGCGGTGCTGCTTGGAGCGTTCGCGGAAGATCTCGCGGAAGAAGTCAGCGTTGTAGCAGGAGCGCGGGAGGTCGAAGATCTCCAGCAGCAGCCCGACCGCGCGCATGAGCTTCTTCCACCCATACTCGTTGGCGAGGTCTTTCAGGTGGATGACATAGCAAGTGCTGGGCGGCATCAGCATGTGGGAGAGCTTGGCGATGCCGCCGCGGGTGGTCACCTCGACGCGGATGATGATGCCGCGCGGCGCCTTGCCGATGATGTATTCGTAGATCTTCTGCGCCAGGTCGAGATCCTTGCCGGCCGCGATCATGTCATCGATGGTCGGCTCCGACATGTGGTCGAAATCGAGCAGGCGGAAGTTGACATGCATGCTCATTTGCGCACCCGGCATTTGACCGTGCCCGACGCGAGGTCGATGGTGGCGGCGGTCGGGTTGCGGAACTGGTATTTGACGGTATCGGCGGCGCTCACCCACGCCTTGATGTCGACGCCCTGCAGATCGAGCGAGAACGATGCGTCGACCAGATCGCCGAGCTGCGCGCCGGGAATAGCCAGCGTTTGGATGGGGCCGACCCCAGCAGTTACCAGCGACACCGGATCGTAGGTGGCAGTCTTCTGCCACTTCTTGGGCGGCGGCACGATGTCGGGCAGAGCTACATTGACGCCGGGCGTGACGCCGGTGCAATTGAGCATCACGACATTGGCGTTGGGATCGTCGAGCAGCTTATATCCACTATCTCCCGCCGGGTTGCGCAGAAAACACAAGTCGACATTAGTCAGATCGACGAAATAGAGTGCGGTGTTGATGAGCGTTAATCTGGCGGCCGTATTGGCCTGCCCATTTGATGTGCTGACAATTTTCGGAATCGTCACGTCCCAGGTGCGGGCGTTGATAATGCTGCAGCCGATGAACGTCAGTTGCCCCTGGAACATGGCCATCACGTCAGGGTAAAGGGCGGTTTCCGCTATGGAGAAGTTGGGGGCCGCTCCCTGCCAGGTGCAGCCGACAAGCGTCGCCTGCGATGGACTGCTGCCACCATGTCCGTAGCAGATCATGCAATAGCTCTCGTCCTCCCACCCCGACACGAACATGGTGGCGCCTTGGCCCGCCCAAATTGTCTCCTCCAGGGCAGCGGTGGTCCCACCGTTGAAATTGTACTGGCCAGACGATTGCTCGAAAGCGAACGCCACCCGCAGCGTTATGGCGAACACATTGTTGAACATGTAGGCTTTGACGTTGCCGCCCCAGATCTGGCGGAAACCAGCATAGCTGTTTGAGACGCGCGGCTCCTCAAGCCCCGGCTCCGTCATTGACCCGCAAAAGACCGTATTGCTGATGGTGACGTTGTCGACCTGGACGGTGCCGAGCAGCCGGTTACCGAAGGTAATACCGGAGGTCGGATACATGACGATGCCGCCAATGGGCGTGGAAGCCCAGACCGCAACGCAATCGAATGTCTTGGCCGCGGCGTTAATGGCATAGGGGTAGACAATCTCGGAATACATGAGGCTGCCAAGGCGCAGCGGACGCCCAACCTTGATGCCGGTAATGTCGCCGACTGTGTAGCGATATGAAGTCCGCGCGGGCTCCGGCCCCAAGCCGGTTCCCAGGTTTAGCGGAACCGCCGTCGTTCGCGTCCAGATCGGCGAGGAGCGGCAATCGAACCGGGAGCGATCAACCCAGCCGCTGGAGCATGGGGCGCTACCGCCCAGCAGCGAGCCGATGGGATGGTCCTTTTTGAAATCCGCAGTGAA